GCCCAACCATGAACAGGTTGAGATAACATCTCATAGGAGTCTCGCAATTTCTTGCACACGAATTTACCTTTCAAACCAATGGGATTGGTATCCAGGTACTTCAACAGCGATTTTTTGTCTCTACATTGTATAGAGCCAAAAGCCATATCAGCTACATCCGCGCAGAAGAAATCTTCTCCGGACAGTGTCACCTCTTGGGAAGAGGTGGCATGTTTGTTGTCGCGCACACGCCAGCGCACGACTTCGCCCTTTTGGGGCACAGCATGTTTGACTGTGACGAACATGTCGGAACACAAAAAGAAAATGTTGGCATCGAAATACCAACCAGGTGCCGTGTTCTCGTCGCCCTTGTGCCAAACTTCAACGGTGGACAAATTTTTCTCAACCATTTTTTCCAATTGACTAAAAGTCATATTTTTGTTGGAAAATGTTATTTTGGTTTTGACCACCATCTTTTCCCACTCATTTAATTTTGAGTCGCGAGTTTTAAGCTCGTCTTCTGTAGGAAAAAGATAGGATTGCTTCTCTTCGGTAGGAGGAGAAACTTTTTCCTTATCTTTCAACGTCTCAGTTGTGGGGAAAGTGGCTTCATGCTGAGGGGGTTTGGCGTCCTTGTCTACAAACAATAAATCGTAAGCTAGACACATAACGCCTACGGCAGGTACACACATCAAAAGATACTTCAACCAACTCGGAAGACTCTCACGATGGGCCTTAGCCATCTCGTGAACAGTGTTCCGTTTTTGGGTGAGGATGCTATATGCACAAAACCGCAGACGAAATAGTTGTATATTTGAGAAAATATGTACAACTAGACACCCGATCAATAGCCTGGTAGAATACCTGGTGTATTCTTCTCCGAAAATAGAGTAGAATAACGCCAGAATACCGACTATTATCGATCGGCTCCAATACCAGACATGCCTCTCAATCGCCTTGCGGAGAGACACATCCTGCAGTACAGGAGCTACATGGCGGCAAAAATCAGATGACCACCAGTCATCCGGGATCCAGTACCACCACTGGGTCCAATGGGCAGAATTTAGAAAATCTACCAAGACGGCGGTGAAGCTCCCAGCGAATCTCTCGTTGGGTAAACAGTGCTTCAAAATACTGCCGACTAGGGGTAAATCTCCCAATCTGCGCGTCCACGCGACTTCAGTTTCCTTGAGAAACGTGGATGCAGTGGCCTTGATCAACGACGCGGCCAACGTCTGCTGCTCTTCTTCTGGGCATTGACAAGTAAAGCACATACATCCTTTGCAGGGTGTTCCGAATTGTACTTCACTGTGAAGTTTGAGCATGTCCTGCTGGCGTTCAAACCAGGAAGCAAGAATTTGGTTAAGATAATCAAAGAACTTGTCAATTGGCAAATTCTTGAGAGTCTTCTTGTGACCATTCTTTGCTACGAATTTCCAGGGACGCCATCCATCTTCAGTGGGTTCGTTGATAGTGAAGGTTTGAATCTTTTGGAATTTGGTTCCTCCGAATTCAACGTGACCTGGGAGCTCTTTCGAGGCAGACAAATCAACACTACCGATGCTATTGGCGTAATCAGGCATGACAACAACGTCGATGAGAATCATACGACGTCGAATTGATGCACTGTATTGGGAAATTTGTTCAATGTTCATGTGACGCACGTTAGTCGAGACAACAACTGCCAAAAGATCGGGAAGGACCTTTCCTTTGAGTTCGACTTCAGCTTTCACAGCACTGAACTGGACATTATTGCACGCTTGCAATATTGGGGCTACAGCCAATGAAGGATCGTATTTCAATGGACGATTCGCTACGTCATCCAAAACGAGAAACATGGTGTAGTTGAAAACCTGAGAATGAAATGCATCATCCGTGATCAGGTTGGCTACGTATTCTTGTCTAAATTCTACGCCACGCATTGCACAGATCAATTTCTGCACAGCTGACATAAGAAGAGACTTGCCGCAGCCGGGTTTACCATTAAAGACGACGCAGGGTGGTTGTTCGACCAATGCGCCAGTTTTCTTCATGGTGAGAAGTTCGAGATACCATTCGGTTAACTTCTGGTACCGGTCAGAAAAGATTTTCTTGACGTAGGAACCTGATGGAGAGGCATCTCTGGCTACCTTATACGAATCTAATGCGATCCGCATGATGTTGTGAATGGGTCCGAGGGGGTTTCCCTCTTTTGTCCATTCGCCAGAACGTAACTTAGGAACGATATCCTGGAGTTCATAATACATTTGGTCCAGTTTTGCATTCATAGTTCGTTCAAACATGAAAGGTAGTAATGATCCGCATTCCCAAGAGGCAATTACTGCTTCAACAAAGTAGTTTAAAGCACTAATAAATCCATCCGCGAGGGAAAAGACCGAATCAAATTTGCTCAGGGCGGTAGCTCTGAAAATACACACCGAATTGACATGAATGGCTTCTTTTTCTTCGGGTAAGAAACCCAAAACAATAGAAATTGCCATAAGATCGGCGACGTGTCGCCAAATTGGTGTATGTTTGCAGAGTTCCCAATTCTTCACAACCCAACGAAACCCTTCAAGGACGGTGTACCCTTCGCCTTCAATGGCTTTGGTAGTGTCGTCCAGGACTTTACCTAGAACAGGGTCTTCGGTGGTTAGTTGTCCCGTAAATGCTTTTACTAAAGCAGCAGTCACAGGAGCGAACATAGAAGTGGATTGGGTTTGGGAACCCAGAACTTGGGGAACCTCTTCGCTCATAAGATAACGAAAAGCTTCAGCGACCTCCTTAACAGCATCGGTTTGTGACCGAATACTGCACGGGGGAGGTCTGAGATTGTCTTGTGCACCAGAAATGTCTGGTGGTGTACAATCAAAAGATCGATCCTCATCGGGAGGACCGGAAACGTTGGGGACTGATGGGTGCTCAAAGACTTCATCAGTGGGAGTAATAGACTCAATAGTGGAATTGAGTTTAGGGCGTTTTGTAACGCGTGCTTCTACATCTGGTGCAGTAGCATTAGAGGGTGCTCTCACATCTTGTGCGAGAGCATGGAGGACGGCATTATTGAATTTCATGATAATGGGATGATTAATGGAAAAAGGCAAAATAAATTATTGACTAGTATGGCATTAATGATCTAACTCAAAGAAAGATAAGGCGTCCGGTACACAATAAGCTTGTGTTTGCTGGGCTGATTTAAGATTCGCGCTCCTCCACTACCTCGCAAGCAATACTCACGAGAACACCAAACTTTTCACCTCACAACAGAGGGGCGATGGTCTTGGGTCAACCATCAACTTTACCTAATACCTCGCTTACAAGCAAGTAGTACGTCGTAACATACTACCGACAAAGCAACATATTCATCTTGCAACCGTGTGCTCCTTCCAAGGAGCGAAACGCATTCAAGCCGTTTCTACCTTCGTTAAATCGAAAGGAATATACAAAGTAATTCCCTTTAATAAAAGTACTAGCCGGTCTACAAGGTCCGAGTACGCATGAAATGTTTTTTAGTTTTTTAAATTAAATTATACAAAGATTTTATTTTTATTTCCATGCGGTTGATATCCAATATTTAAAGTCCCAACAGGGGACTACAAAATAGATAATAATATATAAATATACAAACCAATATAGCGTGTAAAACGCAAATAATTGATTAACATATAAAGTCCATATAAGGACTACAAAAGATACATTTCATTATGAATTATAAAAGCCTCAATAGAGGCGGGAACAAAGTTCC